AACCGCCGCAACCCTCAGAATATGGAACATCTGCATGTTGTTGATGTCTTTTAAATGATGCCATTCTAGCAATCGTATCTCTTGACAAAGGTTCTCTATTAGCCAACTGTCTGGCCCTAGCTTTGCCGACTGGTGTACCACATTGGCCCCAGCCGTTTGCTTCAACCCATTTTAAGACACGTTTAGCATTATTAGTTGCAGCCTGTGGATAGTCAGTATAGGTTTTGGCTTTCTTTATATAAGGAGCAGTTCTTGGTTTTAGTATCGGCAATCCATCTGCATCCTTTACGGCTTCGGTAGCCATTACGCAACGGCAATTAACAACCTCCGCAGCTGGTGCGCCAACTTCGCCTGGATACATCATTGATACACCGCCCACATTAAAAGGCTGATTTAAATCTATACGATCTTTAGTCATTGCCAAATGTGATGGCCTAGTTCTAGCGTCTCTAGTATTGATCCAAAACTTTTTAACTTCATAATCAGAACTCTCAGCACCCATGTTAATTCCAAAGTTTGCCGCAGTTGTAGATTCGGTTCTTGCTATAACTAATGACCTTGCACGATTAAATGCAGGATCGTTTAATGATTCCTCAAATAGCTTTGCCTGTTCTCGTCTGGACAAATTTTGTCCTAAAATATTAGCTAATAAAGTCTTGACCTTATCCATAGTGGTTTGATCAATGCCTGTAACTTTAGTACCTCCGATAAGTCTAAAGTAGTTTACCATCTCCTCATACCAAGCGGCATTAAAGAAATCTATAATAAAATCTTTTTTGTTTTTAGGTACTGAGTTACGAATCCAGTCATAAGAGAATGTCGCAGCTGATACGCCAACCTTTGTATAAATCTTTTCTAAACCAGAATATAAAGGTTTCTGTTGTACTAGGAACTCAATGTATAACTCGATATTATCAAAGTTATCCTCATTTACAAAATCCGCAACTACACCTGTCTGATTATCTAATGCCTTCTTAATAATGGGATAAGCATAAGCTTCATACTCTTTATGCAGCTTTAAATATGTTTTATGATATTTAACACTACTTGCCATTTATGGTTGCATTGTTGTACGCCTGATCTAAAGACAATTCCTCAATCGGAACTAAATTAGCCGGAACGTAAATGTTTCCCATCTCTGGAGTGCTAATCTTATCATAACCCTGAGCAATACGTTTTTCATCAGGTGTAATCCAATAGGACTGATTTAGCCATGCAGTTAGCTTGGCCATATCCTCTTGCATCTCCGGATAGCTACTAAAATCAAAATCAAAGTAATATTTCTTTCCGTAGGCTTTGGCATATGGTTCGCAAACAAACTTATTGATGGCATCTCTGATCTTGCGAGATAGTGGAGCAGTTGCGTTATAAATTAACTGCTTAGAGGCCCATCCCATGTTATTGTCCGTTGATGCGGCCTCACTACCTGAGAACTGAATAGGAACGTGAAACGCTGCATATATCTTTTTAGTGTCAATATTTAGCGATTCGATTAACTGCAGATCAGTTGATGGCATTCCTATTTGAGTCCATTTCAATGGCCCGGAACTTGGGAATATCCGATCCATTAAAGTTTCGCCGCGCTTTGCTTCAACAAACTTTTCTTTCAGCACATTCATTTGATCTTTAGTCAAACTTGCACCAGGTCCATCTGGTGAGATAAAACCATAAGCGCCGCCATTGCGGATCTGCTTTAATAACTCGTTATCACCTTCATTCTCTTTTAATACATTTCGATAAATAGCTTTAATTGGTGATTGTCCGTATAACTGCGCACCGGTTAGTGTAAAGTCTGGATTAAAGGATTTAAAATGCACAACCTGATTTGCCGGTATTGGAACTTCGGTCATGTAAACCGAGCGCATTTGATAACCTTTAATTGGCTCAAACATACCGCCAGAGATAATCTCAATGAACTGGCTAGGCAAAGAATATAACTGAGACCAGATTTGTTTTTCGGTCATTTCAGGATCTTTACCATTTCCAAAAATGTAACCATCGCCAGTACATAGAAAGAAACCAGCTAGATCGCTCATCCATTCCTCATAAGTCTGCTGAGGATTAGGCTTTGCTAGTAGGTCAAGAATAGGATTGCTTTCTACTTGGTTGAACATCTGCTCTTTAAGTTGCAAGGTCCGCATCTTAGCAGCTGGGCCCTCAGCTAAAGACATATTCTCATAAACCTTTAAATGCTTTTTAGTAACGCCATCTTTAACCTCATAAAGCCCATAAGCGCACTCTGCTATTTTCTTAGAGATAATATCAATGCAGGTATAGATGTCAGCGTTTTTCTTAAATCCCTCCTCAACAAACTTTACCTTATCCTCAAAGTCAACTATTACCTGATTATTGCCTATCCAGCCAAAAACATTCTGGTTGTAAAGGTTCGCAGTAATTTGTTGCTGAAGTCCTGGCATTAAAGCCTCTAGCTGAGTGGTAGCTGCCTTCTCTATATCAGCTTTGAATATTTTAGAAAATACGCCCATTTTAGTTCCAATCAAATGAATATTCTTGTTTAATTTTAGATGCTAACTTGTTTAATGCCACATAACGTAACGGATCTATCAAGTGGTTAAAAGAATCAATAGGCTCATTAAGCATCCTGCCTGTCTTATCTTTTTTCCAAATGTAACTAAATAATTCCTTTTTAAAGTTATGGCTATTTGCTGTAATATTTATTTTATATCTTTTAAGAATGTCAATGCCTTGCTTGATACTGTCTGGACCTTTCATTGCGCCATGAATGTTAAAACCTTCGGCATAGATTTCTTGAATAGATTTAGGCTCTGCGCTATCCGCTATAATCTCCTGATCCTCCGTTACTCCAAATTCTCGCAGCTTTCTGCAAATATCCATATTAGTTAGCCTGGTCTCATAACACATCTCATTTACCCATAACTCACCGCCTGATTTATAAACTTCTATTATTCCGGTTGGATCATTAGTAAAACCAAAGTCAATCGCAAATGCAATCAGTTCCGCATCCTCTGGGATCCGTTCACAAATAGCCCAGTTCCTAAAGATTACGCCCTCAATCTTACCAGTCAAACCTCTGGCATAAACTCGCCATAGTTCTAAGTCTAAGTCTTTTATCGCTTCGATTCTATCATGATCCTCCTGAGATATAAATGGATTATGGCGATGATCTGATATGATTAGCTTTGTATCTGGCTGACCAATTAATTTAGTATGCGCCCAGAACTCATTGGTAGGGTTGTAGTCAATGTAGATTTGATTCTTGGTCCTAATGGCTAACTGCCAATAGATCTGGTAGCTTATACCATTAGCCTCATTTACAAATAAATAGTCACGCTTACCATTCTTTGCAGACTGCTCATTTTCAAAAGAAACAAACTCAATTAGACTGCCATTCTTAAAGTAGATAATCCGTTCGGTCCTATTCCAGAATTTTAACTGCGATTGTAAATATTTGTTATCTGCAAAGATATTCTCCGCATCCCGGTACGCACCCTTGCGTAAGTTTGGCAATGATTCACCGGCTACTGTGATAACTGATCTTTGCTCTGTGACTGCTTTATAAAATAGCAGTTGCATAATTGAGTAGGTCTTGCTGGAAGATGTGCCGCCCTGGTTAATTAGGACCTTTTCTTTCGCCTCGTAATTCTCATAAAATACCGGTGAGGATTTAAACATTATCTATCTCATTTTCATTATTGGCTAATGGCGGAGCAGTATTGTAAATAACTGGAGCAGGGATGCTTAACAACAAATCGCCATCTACGGAAACCTCTTGCTTAGGTTTGCTCCATCTGTATTCCATAAACATTTTAAGCGCTGCCATATCGCCTTCTTCTAATTTATCATTTAGCAATTTTAACGCCAGATCATCCATAGGTGATAATCTTGCAATTAATGCTATCTCATCTGATTTAGGTTTTCTACCTGCATTTTCTCTTGCTCCGCCTCTTTTTTCCATTTTGAAATATTTTGGTTATTCAATCCAAAGTTACAAAAATCTGATAACTTCCTAATTTTTGCAAATGGATCACTTAAACAACCTTATCAAGTCCTGAATGTCCTCCATTGTTTTGGCGTTCGTAGAGTGCCATTCGCAATCAATTTGTATGTCAATTATATAATTGCCATAAACTTGTAGAGAAACTTCCTTGTTATAAGAATACTCAGTAAATAATTCTCCATCATCCTTAAATGATGTATCTACAAATCCAATCTTAATTAATGCTTCTGGTGTAATTGGTGTTTTCATAGTTTTCTAATTTTTGTATAATCATTATTAAACTCGCAATCATTCAAAGTATCAATCCGTTGTTTGATGCAGCGGATGAATAGGGCCCGGCGATTGTCGGGGATTTTTGCAAGTTCGTAGATTTCTGAAGGTTGGAGGCGGTCAATAATTTGCCAGGCTTTTGCTAAGTTTTTGTCTGTTTCCATCTTAATAGGTTAATAGGATAGTTAATAGGATAAATTTTTCTATCCTATTAAGATTTTTCTTGGCTGATGATAGCTTAAAGTGCATATTTATATAATCTTAATAACTTAATAGGATAAATATATATAATTAATGTTTCTGTATAAATGTATCATGTTTTTTTTTGTTGCTATGTTGTAGAAATAAACTAACTCACTTTTACCTATTATCCTATTAAGCTATTAAGGTTAGAAACTAAAGTCTTGAGTTTCAACGCTTTGAGAGTTTAACCGGATAACCTCGTACCTATTAAGAATTACCCCATTTATAGATTTTGACTTAGATTTACCAAAAACTTTTGCTAATTCCATACCGAATTTTCTCATGGAATGTATTTTTTGTTTCGTATTTGCTTCAATAAAATCTTTGATTTCTGTGGCAGTCATCCATTCAGAATAGCCACCTTGATCGGAAGATTTAAAGAATTTTAGTATCAATTCACGTTCAAAAGCTATGCTCTGGAAGTCTTTACCAACGCCATCAAGCAAGGCAAGTTCATCCTTTGTCAGCTGCCATTCCTCGTTTGATTTATAGGCTCGGTAAACCTCCATAAAGAGTTCATCTTTATCAATGGAGTTGTAGAGTTCGTGATCAATACTAAGTACCTCAATAGGTAAGATTCTTGTGTTGCCGGTAGGATCATTTATAATTTCGGGATCGTTTGATGTACCGCAGAGAACCGCCAGGCGTTTAAAATCTTCGTTTGATCTGGCATAAGGTGCGCGTAATGAGAAAATAGATTTTGATGTAAGTTCCTTAAATCGTTTCTCATCCTGCTTTGATTTACCCCCCATCTCATCATCCATTACGATTAGCTTTTGGCACATCAATATGTCATCATCCTTACCAGCATCTAGCTTTGATTCGGCGTAATATTTCTTTAGTTCATCAGGAAGTAAGCGCCTAAACCATTCGGTTTTTCCTGAGTTTTGACCTCCAACTAATGACAAAACTGATCTAACTGGGTTTCCTTTGTATGCAGCGATTAAAGAAATTAACCATTTGCGGACAAATATTTCCTTCATTTCGGTATTAGATCGTATGCACTTTGCCAAATCTGTAATATTTCCTACTGATTTTCGGTGCAAATTTTTGTTAATGTATTCCGTAATCGGGTTGTATTCGCTAATAAAATCGCTAAAAATATAGGATTCGACCAAATCTTTAGTAATATCCTTGGTATTAAAAAACATTCGGGCCCTTAAATAAATGGAGTTAATGCGTTCTCGGCGCACTTCGTTACCTTTTTCCTCAATTATACGCGTGATAGAATTTACTTTCATAGGATGATTCTGTTTCATCCATTCTGTAAGTGCTTGAATTAAATGATCGGGATCTCCGGAAGCTGACTTAATAGAAATATCATTTCGATTAAAAACCTCGCTTACTAATTTACTGGCTTGTTTTGCATCAACTCCAGTAATCTGTTCAATCTGTTTTTTTACTTCCTCTTGACTTTGCCCGGCACGTTTACCAAGTGTTGCAACTTGTACTGCTTTCTTTTGACTTTCTGGTGCATGTATGCCGACTTGTTTTAGCATCCAGTAAAACGTACCAGCGGTTATGCCAGAATTTTTGCCTTTTAAACAGATAGTAAATTGCTTATCTGCATGGCGCGAATCATACTTTTCAGATACTGAGCAAAGCGCGTGAAAGTATTCTCTGCCTTGTTCTTGGAATCCTTGCGCAAGTGCAAAACCTAATTTTAAATATGAATCGTAATCTGGTGCAAGGTTATGGCCCAAGTTTACACATTCCTGCACCATTTCAGCGACCTCTGAGCCATCCACTACAATAGGCAATGATTTGCTTACATACTTTTTTTCTATGAGTGTACGCGCAATCTTTGATCTCTCATTTGTTATTAGTTCCGGATCGTATGAAACGAATCTTAAAGATGCCACGTTTTGCGGTGCGGAATCAATTACAATACCAAACTGCTGAAAGTAATAATTGCGCAACCAGTTAAAAGATTCTTTATGCTTTTCGGGATTTATTTTAACTACGATGGCAAGACCTCCTCCGGATGCGGACTTAAATAAGGAGTAGGTATAAGGATCTGTGATCAATGCCGACTTATCGGAAAAGTGATCAATATCAATCTGAATAAACCCGGAATGAGAAATCAACAATTCTGCTTTTCGTTCAGTAAATATTCCCGAAATGGTAACCGCTGGTAATTGCTTTTTTAGCGCATCCCGATTTGCTTTATCAAGTTCGGTTCTTATCCGTTCAATCTGAGATTTGTACTTTCCGGACTTAACTGAATTTAAAAAGTCTGCAATAGATATTTTTGCATCTGATAAATGAGGTCTGCCCTTTTCTGGCAGCGAATTAAATAGCGAAATATCCATAATTAAAATAACCCCCCTGCTCTAAAGAAGTCGCTACAACGCCCCCATCGAATGATGAGTAAACAGAACAGGAGGGAATTTTTTAATATTTTCATGACGTTGTAGCTGACGTGCAATTTACAAATTATTTATATATTCCTCAAACTTTCTTTTCGCCTGATCAAAGCCTTCCGCAAAGCAAACTGACCAGCCTAAAGTTCTAAGATACTGGTGCATTTCTGCTTGTTCCTGCACATGCTTTTGGCTTGATAAACTACCATCTTTTAAGAAAGTGCCGGAGTCCAGGCGTTTCATCTCAATCATCAATCCGCAGTAATTGCCAACCTTATGATAAATCTGAATATCGGGCCATGCCCTCCAAGGATCAATAATCAATTTAATATTTTGCATCTGTGGCGATAGTTTCCCGGCTGATTGAATATCTGAACGGAAACGAACATCGGGATGTTGCAGCTTTAGCCATTTACAAAACGCTAACTGGGCCGACCACTCATGCTGAATCTTTGGCTTGTACGCTTTGTGGGATTTGTATTGGGATAGAGGATCGGTGTAGTCTATCATAATAAAAAATTTGTTTCAATCGCTTTAAATATTTGATATGGTATTTCTGGAATTACGGCATTTCCGAATCCATGTATAAGTTCTTTATCCAGTTCTTTGGAAAACCCATCATCCATTCGTACATTTTCATAGCTTGAATTGCTGTTAAACCGTTTAAGTGGAATTGATATAGGGATTTGTCTTGGTGACCGTTCCGATAATACTTTTTGTAAGATTCCACCTTGCTCAATAATATTTTTCCATCGCTTGACGCGGGAGTAGGCCACTCCGTAAATTCTTTCTCTGCGGTGCGGAAATCCGAATTGGGTAGCATAAAACAATCTCCATTCACAATCATACCCGAGCTTGTAAAGGTCGCAAAGGACAACTTCGAATCCTCTACTAAGGAGCATTGGGCTGTTTTCAAAGACAATGATTCCAGGTCTAATTTCCCCAACCAAACGCGCATATTCTTTCCATAACCCCGACCTTTCGCCTTTAATACTCTTTGCCCCCCCCCGTTCTTTGATTGATTGGCAATTGATAAGTCTTGACATGGAAATCCTCCTGAAAGAATGTCAATTGATGATTTATATTTTTTTCCATTAAATTTTTGTATATCTCCATAACTATCAGTATTAGGAAAATTTCTTTTTAATATTTCTTGTTTGCCCGGTATCCATTCACAATGAAAAACATTATTCCATCCCATCCATTCAGCTGCTAAATCAAATCCGCCTATACCAGAAAATAGCGAACCATGATTTAATATTTTCTTTTGTCCTGAGTTTGCCATTCTTTTTGCATTTGTTTTACTCGTTCTTCAATCTCTGCCCTTTGCTCTGGGTACTTTTTCCAAAAGAATCGTTCACGTTCTAAGCGATAAGCGCGTAAGGCATCAGGTTCTCGGTAAGGCTTTGGCTTTGCTTTGTAGCTTTGTACCTTACCAAGTTCCTGCGCATCGCCTTGGCCATTGGTTTTAATCAGTTTTTTTGCCATAATAACTTAGCAAAGCATCATAAATATCATCAATACTATATTTAATTAATGACCTTCCTCTAAAAAAGTCCAATAATATTTTTTGGTGTTTGTGGTTAAACATTAGATTGTAAAACTATAATTACCGGATTCGTAACTTTGGCATAAAACCAATAATTAGTTAGCCACTTGTAAAGCGATGCTTTCGGAAAGTTCATTAACCTTGCAGCTTCAGTCGGGCCAAGATTATTAGCAACTGTATATTCAATAGCTAATGCAATTACCTGGTTTGAATACCGATGGCCATACCTTTGAACCAAAGGTTTACCCCAGTCGCTTACAGTTGCGGACTGGGGTATAGGGTTAGAAAGGCAAATCATCATCTTTTGCGTTTGATTTCTGCGCTGGTGCAGCTTTACCGCCATCAGGCAGTTTTGCATTACCGAAATATACCTTATCATCGGCCGCATCCTTTTTGGAGTTTAGCTGAAATGAAAGGATATTCCCATACTGATCTGGTTCATCATTCATCCAGACTGCAATGTTTGCGTAAACTTTTCCGTTTTTTTCGGACTTGTTAAATGCGGAGTGACCTGCTTTAAAAGCATCTCCGAGATCGGTCAAGCATATTGACCCGTGCATTGGTTTGTTTGCCATTAGATTGAGTTTAAGATTGAGTTTAAATATTCAGTTGATTGTTGTATTTTCTTTTCGGCTTGTTCAATGTCAGCGAACAAATTTGCACGTTCTAAACGAATACGTTTGAATTGATACTTGCCCGGATATTCGGGATGATAGGATATAAAATCAAACCACTCGCGCCCGGTAATTATCATGTAACCAATAATCTGCCAGTAGCACTCCTTGTAATCCGCTTTTAGATCAGTTGTAAGCGAGTGTACCAAATGCGCAGTAATTGTATAAGGGCATTTGATTTCAATGCCGCCATCGTCATCTATCAAGCCATCAGGCGAACCGCCAAAGTTATCTCCATACGGAATGTAACCCGATTGCGTTACCTTAGTCTGAAAAACCTCCTCATAAATACCAATAGCGATTGGTTCGTGCATCACTCCCCAATCTGTGTACTTACTTGTGAAATCATCTTTGGCTGGTTTGCCAGTTAGCTTCTCAGCGATGCACTCCATTACATAAGTAATTGCGCCATCTGATAGTTTACCAGCCTCTTTGTCGGCTTTAGCTTTTGGCTCAGTCATTAGTCTGTGTAATTGACTACATGAGAACCGGCCCATGCGCGATTGTATCCACTCTGGAGTGCGCTGGTTTTCGTTTTGTTGTCCGGTAATTATCATTGTTGCGCTGCTTTAATATCATCCATTGGTACTTCCTTGGAGTACATTCCGTTAAACTCAACATCAGATCCGCCATCGGTAAATAATTTACCAAGTTTTGAAGCTGCGTTTTTTAGGGCCAGACTTTCAGCAGCTGGTGCATTTTTCTGGATTGCGTCTTGAATGATGTTTTCAATCTCTAAAGGTTTTGATCCCTTCGCTAATTGAATCGGCCACGCCCCAACGCCATCTAAATTGCGCTGCCTTCCAGTAATCGGATTGAAAATGGAAAGTGTCCCATAAACCAATACTGAATTAGCCATAATCGAAACGGATTTAATCGACCAATCATAATCTTGGAAGATCGTAACCAGGTTGTTTTTTACCCTTTCAATCGGTTGGTACTTTAATCCTTTGTGTTCGCGCATCCAGGATGATGGAGGATTAGAATTTAGCAAGGTGTTTAAACTATCCATTTTTACGGATAGGCCCAAATCTTTGACTATTGCAGGTAGATTTGGCTTTTTGTTTTCTGTACTCATAAAATAAAAATGCCTTATGCCGGGTTTGGACTGGAAGATCCGCCCCCGAAATAAGGCTCTTAAAATGTTTTTAAATACCGCTTCCAGTCGGTGTATCTAAAGTAAAAAATTATTATGATATCTGCAAATAAAACCTCACAAAAATCTCCATCACGAAAAACATTACAAGTAATATCATGACAAACATGATCGCCCAGAAGGTACGATCTTGGTTTGGTTCCGGATCTTCGTGAAAGTGCATCATGCCAGTATCTCCTTCGCTAACCTTAACGCCGATTCCTGCCCTTCGATGTGACCAACTCCGCCTGGCTTAACCTTGTTAATGCCCTTGATTTTGTTTACTTGTGCATGTATATAGGCAGTCCAGCGGTTAAATAACTGATCATCCATTGCTAAATATTTATGTTGCGGCATCCCGTTATGCCATTCAATACGATGCCCGTCAGGCAATACTGTGGTTTTAACTGCTAATATTCTCATGTTTTTCAAATAAGTTGTTAATAGTTAGGATGTCATAATTCGGTAAGCTGCAAAAACTGCTTAAAGCAATAACGCTTCCATACTTCAAATCAATGAATGAGTAGCTACTGTTGAGTTCTTGGATGATATGCTTTATGGAACTCGGGTACAAATTAGCTTGGCTTTCTAAGGTTGCCTTATGCTCTGGCTTCAATCTGTCAAATAAACTATTCATGTTCTTCATCCCTCCTCCGATCGTAATCATCGTGTTTATGGCATTTACATTTTTCAATTCTGGCATCGCAATATTCGCAATGCTCTGCTGATGTCTCTGTGCGCTCGTACAGATCATCGTAATAGGCGTCTAAGTTCATTTGATTTTCTCGGTTAAATAGTCACATAATCCAGCTAATCCAATTAGGACTGCCAACATAGTAATAAAAAAGATCATAATTTCCATAATGCAAGTTTTAATCCGGAACATCCCGGTACTGCCAAATCCCCGCTTGACTGATCAAGCGAGGCGGCAAATTCCAGACTTGCTGGAACTGGAATGTTAGTCATTGTAACCGCTATATATACCAGCAATATATCTTTGTGCATCAATAATGCTTTGTTGTGGCTCACGAACAAATTTTGCTTTTGGTTGTTTAGTTACAATTTTAAATCCTTTTTTTATGTTTCCAGTTACCCAATAATTAGTAGTCATGATTTGCAAGTTTTGAGCAACCCTCCATTGAATTGCTGATCAAATATAAATCTATTTTTGAAATAAAAAAATTATTCTGATATTTTTTTTATAATTATTTTAATCTCGATAAAATTTATATATTTGTAGTGTAATAGTCAGGTGGCGGAATTGGTAGACGCTAAAAGTGAATAGATAAGTAAGTGTATTGTCACTTAAACAACTTTGCTACTTATCATACAGGTTCGAATCCTGTCCTGACTACAAGTTTAAACCATTTTCCTGACGTTAGGAAGATGGTGACTGATGGAAAGACATCAAATTTATTAATCAAAAACCAATATAATGACTGAAAAACTAAAATCAATACCGGTGTATCTACCCGAAGAAAAGCGAATAGCTTTAAAAACGATTAGCAAAAGTAAACGCCTGGCACAGACCAGACTGATCGAACAAGAACTGGACAAATTGTTTAAAAGAGAGGGGTTTAAATTTTAAGGAAATAGAAAAGTTATGACAAATAATAGTCAATAACTCGGTTAAATTCCGAGTTATTGTGCATTATATAACGTTTTGCAGATAGGCGATGGTTGCGGTTAATTAATGATAAACTTAAATTGAAATAAAATGATATTATCTTTTGAATTAACAATGCCAAATGTAGGCAGTTGGAACGGACAATGGACTGGACAAAGTTCAAAGTATTACAGACATAGAAACGTGTCAAAACAAGAAGCTGAAAAGATACTTGCAGACAAAGAAAGAAACTCTTGGTATTACAATTTCGGTGATGGATGGGGTGCAAGCGTTTCTGTTGTAAAAGTTTTGGCAAGTGAAAAAAATAAAAGGGAACGCATATCAAAAGGATTTTCAGGTTATGATTGGATGATTGATGAAATACTTAAATATGGTCGAATTTTGAAACGTCAAGAACGTCAAGAAATGCGTAAACAAGAAACCATTAAAGGAGTTCTTGTGGTGTCGGTCTAAAATGGCTTATAACTCACCGCTAACCGAACCTTTATATCGCATAGCCACTAACCAAACTTAAAAAAAAATGGAAAAGCAAATAGAAAAAGCAATTAGAGAAACTTTGGTTATCAGTAACCCCCAATCTATTCATTTAGCAGTAAAAAAAATATTGCTTTTATTGAATGATAGCGTTGAGTTTTGCGAACATGAATGGATAAACGATTCATTTGACCATTTCGGTTTCTTAACAGGACAAGTGTGTGATAAGTGTGGAACAAAGCAATCTGTTCCATAACGTAATGCAAATATGAGAAGTGGGGAATGTTACACGCAATCCGTGAAAGTTGACGAACAAGTAACGCTCTTGGGTGGTATCCAAGTTCATTTGCAGCCCGCCCCATTTCTTATATTTGATGTTATAAAATCGTTTTAATGTTTTATAACGTTTTGCGTATATACGAGGTACGCCTTAACGAAATTTTACATTATAAACAAATGCTTGTAGGCGTATCTTGTATATACGCTGTTAGCGGTAGTTATTTATGAAAACTAAAATAGAAGTAGAAATTTTTAAGGTAAAAACAGATGAATATTATTATTCGTTTGAGTATAAAATTTGGATTGATGGAGAATTTAAAGTCGAGGGTAAATATGATGGAGACCACTCTTGGGGTAAAAACCATAAAGAATGGAGAAAAGAATTGCAAAATGGTTATGCTGTCAAGTATGCTATTGAGCAGTCTTTATAATTACCGCTAACTCATTGCTAACCGAACCTTTATATCGCATAGACACTAACCAAACTTAAAAAAGCAATGGAAAAGCAAATAGAAAAAGCAATCAGAGAAACTTTGGTTATCAGTAACCCCCAATCTATTCATTTAGCAGTAAAAAAAATATTGCTTTTATTGAATGATAGCGTTGAGTTTTGCGACCACCCAAATAGAAAAAGAGAGTATTACCACGATGGAGCATATAAGTGTTGGAAGTGTAACAAAATTATTGTAACAAACTAACCCATCACTTCCCCTGCACCAATCGCCGTAACTCTTTTTTTATCTTTTCGAGTGCAGCTTCAAGGCGCAGTTTTTCAATCATTAATTGCTGGATGCGGGTTTTACTCAAAGGATTCTACCTTTTAGGATGCGGAAATTCTTAACAGAGTAATTGCCTTCGTTATCAGTTCTGATATGCGCAAAGCCATGAGAGTAGTTATTTGAGTGCGGATTATAGTCTGGAGATAATTCGGATAAGCAACCAGTTGACCAGCAGGAAATCAATTCTCCCGAAAGGTTAGTTTCGTTATGCTCGGAAACTTTATGAACGTGACCGCAGATCATGGACTGCTTGGCTTTCATGAATAGTCCTCTTGCTGAATTAACCGGGGCCATAAAACCACGAAAGAATAAATGACCATGATGTATGCTTAACTTCCCGGCTCTGATTATAGTCTTGTCATCAATTAGATTTATAGAAACCTTTGATAGTTCCAATCTGGCATCAAGCGAATAGTACGGATCATCAAATATCTCAGGCGCTTTAGCCATCAAGAAATGCTCGTATCTTACATCGTGATTTCCTTTGTTGAAATAGATTATAGCCTTCGGAAAGGTTGATCTGAGGATCCTGAGAAATTCCTTGGTAGTATCAAACTCATGTTTAACAGAACGCTTTCTGGGATCCTTTTCAAAACGACTGCATCCGTAGAAATCAATTAAATCTCCATTGATCAGGATTGTGTTTATATTCTCTTTTTTCCCATAATCTAAAGCCGCAGTAATCGCATCAATAGAATGGTAAGGGATGTGCAGATCAGAGATTAATAAGATGTTGTTACAAGCCACCGGAAGGGTAAAAGGTACTCTTTCTTTCTCCTCGCTTTGTGGTAGCTTATAAGGGTTAGTATCGTAGGTTTTAGCTTTGTACAGACTTTTGTCCTTGTAGTTGCTTTCTCGCTTACCTCTTAATGCCCTAACAATATATCTAACCGATTCAATTTGCGTCCAAACTAATGGATTTTCCTTGTAGATTTTCTTTGCCAAGGTTAGATCTGCATGATCTGGAAATCTTTCCAAATATGGTCTAACTATCTCTTGCTTCTGCATAGTATATGATTAGTAAAAAACCAACAATTACAAGCAATAAACCTGCACTTGTCATTACAACCTTTCGATTGTTTTCGTAGGTTCAAAGAAATTTTTAACCAGATAGGCGAACCCTCCGGCAACAGATGCCATTGCTATCTCTTTCCAATTAAAGGTTAATATTCCCGATTCAAGCGATTGCTGAAGAATCAAAACTGCTGGAGTTAATACCGCCATGATTAGACCTCTGAACAAATCTCTGAGCTTCCAGGAGAATTGTTTTGCAATGATTTTTTTTGCCATGATTTTTTTTATTACCACCTTGCTTCAGTACCTCTGCAATCGTAATGCACAAAGCTGGGATAAACACCGACTCCACCTTGCATCATCTTGCCTTGTTTAATTAGTTTTTTTATAATTGCCGCTAACTGCTTTGGAGTGTATTTTGAAGTTACTAAATCTGCCGCCTTTGCCAACTTATGCTGACTTTTAGGACTGCCACCAATAGAGGCATTATAAGCCTCTGTGCGATAGGCAGAATTTAAAGTGATAGGAATACCTATAAAGTCCCGAAGTGCTTGTAGCTGGTCAGCTAATAGCTTTACGTTTAATTCTAATGCTTCAGGTACTTTACTTCCATCTTTGCACTTAAACTCGCGGATGTGGAAGTTTTTTGTCAGTTGTCCTGCGTTCACTTTTTTTTATTGAGAAAATGCTCTACCATTGAAATCACGAAATCAATTATCTTGCGTTCCAATTTTGGGAACACAACGCGCAGAACCCAAGCTAAAACGCCCGGAACTGCTTTCTTAATTTCTGGCATCAGGTTAACCTTAACCTCCGCCTCGATGTATTCGATTTCTTCTGCTTTCATTTGATTCTATTTGTTGCTTTGATGTAATACCTAATGGCAAAAATTCCACTAATTATAGCGACCAGAGAAGCTATTAAAGTTACTATTGGTTGTACATTTGCAATACTTAGCATTGCCCCTGTTACACTTACTACGGTCGCCAAATCAGCGTTATTATTTGTCATCTTTAATTTGAGGTTGCAATTGTTTAACTAATTCAGCGGCTACTGCCTTAACTTGAATGTGCGGAGATGTTGACTGCTCAATGACTGCCAATACTGCCTCCCATTCTTGGACTGCCAATTCTACTTTTAACTTTTGTACTTCTGGTTGTACTTCTGGTTGTACTTCTTTTTCAGTTTTCATAGGGTTGTTTTTTTGTCAAATATAGTTAATTATTGGGTTGTGTTTCTGTATCAGTTTCTGAATCAGGCTCTATTGGTTCAGTTTCTGGCTCAGTTGGTTCTACCACTACTTCCTCAACTACTGGCGGAACATAATCTCCGATGATAGTCAAGTTTAGTTTCTCAGCTGCCCAATTAAATAGGTAATTATCATCATCACTCCAAGCATTGTAATCCTCACCATCAATCAAAATGTTGCCTTGTGACAAAACGCATTTATCTTCAGTTAATAACTGATATAAGAACGTAGTGTAATTAAATAATTGACCATCTACAATTTTAAGAGTTAATATTACTGCTTCTTTTGTTACGCCTTTATCCCATATAGGAATTGATTTTATGATTTTCATATTATTTTGTTTTTAATTCTTTAATTTCTGCTGATAACTCTTGTACTGCTTTTACAAGCAAAGGTATAATACTTTGATATGCCACACTTAAATATTCGCCACCTTCTTTGACAATACCTTCTAAGTAAACCTCATCTTTTAGTAACTCTTGTAAATCCTGAGCAATAAATCCAGTTTGAATAGATTGGTCTTTTGAATAATCTTCGTTAAATTTATAGGTTACAGGCTTCATTTTGTTAATCAAATCAAGCGAATTGTTTAATGGCGTTATTGAATTTTTAAGCCTTAAATCAGAACCATTTACATAAGCACCTGCTCCCCAAACTCCAGTTCCGTTTACTTGTAGATTATATGCTCCTTGGTCAGTAGTTCCTGCAATATAAACTTCACCACCTGATGTGATACGCATACGTTCAGTTGAATCTGTTCTTAAAACTAAAGGATGATTTGAATTAGTTCCTAAATATCCTGCAGTATTGTCAGACTGCATTACCGTAAATACAGTTCCTAATGATGATACCGCTGAAAATACAGAACCATTATTAGCAGTTACATTCCCACTAAACGTAGCACTTGTTCCTGTTAATGCAGCACCTAATTCTGTAGCACCACCAAAGTAATTTAATCCACCTGCTGAATAAATTGAATAATTTAAAGTACCGCCTGAAGTTTGGTTTGCAATATATACCGCATAATTATTAGTTAATGTAGCTGATGCTCCCAATTCAGGATTTTGAACATATAGACCATATCCATTTGTAGCAGTTGCAGCTGCTCGAATTTTACAATTAGCTTGAAATGCTACATTAGACACACCATTCATGGAAGCGTCGGTAATAATTGCATATTGAGAAGAGCCAACTGTTGTTGAGCCTCCTACAAAGATAGCACCATAATTTTGATAAGCATTTGCTCCAACTGTTAATCCTCCTTGAACAACACCTGTACTTGTAAAATTATAAGATGTTCCATTTAATCCACCTGTAAGCGTACCACCTGTTAATGGTAGGTAAGCTGATAAATCAGATGTTAAAGCTAATGTGCCTGTGGCTGATGGTAATGTAAAAGTATTTGTAGTGCTTTTAAATCCTGATTGAAATGTTACAATACCTTGAAAATAACTATCGCTTTGAACAAATAAACCATAACCTGTTCCTGCATTTACAATTCTTAAAGTTTCGGTAGTGTTTGTTGTACTTAATGTACCACCTGTCAATGGTAGGTAAGCACTTAACGCACTTCCATAATCAGGAACATTTAAAGTATTTGATATAAATGTCGCTGCACCTGATGTTCCAGTTGTAGTTAAAGTTATTGCCCCTTGTTTTGAATTAAACGTACTCCAATCAGCAGATGATAACGCCCCACGATTGGTAGCAGATGCAGTAGGCACGTTCAGCGTAATTACAGGCGTAGTAGTTCCATTTGCTACTGTGCTTGATAAATCAGTTCCAGTAGTTCCTAAAGTTAAAGCAGCGACCGAAGTAACTGTTCCTACACCTGCACCACCAACTAAAGCTATTGTTCCTGTGGCTCCTGGTAGAGTGTAATTATGAGAACCATTATATGTAAAAGTAGCGCTACCAGTTCCAGCTCCATTAGTAAAAGCAAAATATGTATTATTAGCTTGTACTTGAGTATGATTTGCTAATAAATTAAGCGCATTTTGTTCTCTAATATAAAATTGATCACTTGCCTTTATATTATTTAAGAAAGTTTTTACACCTGCAAATGATTGAGTTCCTGTGCTTACAACACCTCT